ATGCCAAAAGAAGTTATTGAAGTAGCCAATAAACTTCTTCAAGAGCCAGTTCGTATTCTAGTTCCTGCGGAAGATGTAACTCTTGAAGGTATTGAACAGTATATTGTTGACGTTGAAAAAGATGAATGGAAGTATGAAATTCTATGTGATATTTATAAACAACTCAATATTAATCAAGCAATTATCTATTGTAATAAGAGACAGAGTGCTGAATGGCTTTCTGATAAACTATCAAATGATGGTTATCCTCTACTTTGTATTCATGGTGATATGGAAAATTCAGAACGTCGTCGGCGTATGCAGGAGTTTCGAGAAGGTAAGGTTCGTGTTCTAATTTCAACTGACTTACTTGCGCGTGGAATTGATATTCAGCAAATTAGTTTAGTAATTAATTATGAACTACCAAATAATCGTGAAAACTATATTCATCGAATTGGTCGTTCTGGTCGTTTTGGGAGAAAGGGTGTGGCAATTAATCTTGTTTCCAATTCTGAGAAACGTATGAAAGAAGAGATTGAAACTCACTATACTGTAAAGATGAAAGAACTTCCTATGGATTTGAGTAAAATTGTTCTATCATAAAAAAACAGTTTCTCTTTTTTACACTAATTTTCTCTGATATCATGGCGACATGTTGGACAACGAACACTTCCATTGAGCCATGCGCTAATACAATTATCATGAAACATATGATGACAGGCATTAAGTCTTCTTACTTGCCTATTATCTTGGTTAAGTGATTCTTGGCAGATAGCGCAATTATCTGTATTATTTGTTACTTCAACAATAGATGAACCACTATTAATCTGTTGACGTGTGGGACGAACAATCACAGGTTCCATAAAGTTAGTTGCGGTTTGTCTACGTAGTGTAGGAAACATCATATTATTTGTTTGAGGATAGAGTGCTGCACTAAGTAGTGTAGCAAGAGGATTTAATAGAGAATCATCTTGTAGAGGGATAGACTCAATTTCATCATTATTTGCTGTAGTATAAGTGACACGGATAGTATCATTATTACCAGTAGAAATATGTGTTTCATCAACATGAACTCTTGTTCCATTCATTCTTCCAGGGATTTGAACAACCTCTCTATTGCGATTATGATTATTTGTAGCTCTTGTAAATAAATCATACCGATTCCGTGCTTGAGAACGAATATAAGATACTAGTTCATTATCATCAAATTGATGACCATAAAGAACAGCAGGAAAGTAGTTATGAAGATCATCAAGAATACCCACGTTATAGTAACGTTGATATTCAGACATTTTAATACAAAACTTAAACATATTTATACATTTAATTTTTTTATATTTTTACATAAATATAAAAAAATTAAATTACTTATATAAAAAATAATAGTATCAACTAAAGATGGGGACTAATGGAACTGGTGGAATTGTAAATGTGGGTTTCACTTGTTACGCAAACGCTACTCTTCAAGCATTTCGTCACTGTCATAATATTGAAAGTCTATTTCAAGAAGATAAGTATTCAACTATTCTAAAAGATGGTTGTAAATATAATGAACTTACAAAACAATTTGCCAATCTAGTTCAAACATTATCAAGCATTCAGAGTAATTCTTCTATTAAACCCAACGGATTTTGGCACGCCTTTTCAGAAGCAGCAAAAGATTCGTGTTTTGAACATCTAATTTCCAGAGAACCACATGACGCACATGAGTTTCTAATGTTTCTACTTGATTCTCTTCATGAATCACTTTCACGTAAAGTAAATATGAATATTACAAAATGCGATCTTAAATCTGAAAAACAGATTTTCCAACAAAAATCTCTAGAAGTTTGGAAGAATTCATTTGAAAAATCTTATTCACCTTTTGTAAATCTATTCTTTGGATTATTTCATATTCAAACTCTTTGTGAAACTTGTGGATTTATTTCAAATAAATGGGAATCATTTAATACATTAAAAGGAGTTATTAAAAAAGGAGATTCTCCAACTTTGATTGAATGTATTATGGGTGAACTGAATGAAGAACTAATCGATGATTATGCTTGTGATAAGTGTGCTCCTAAGAGATCAAGAGCACTAAGAAAAACACGGGTATGGAAACTTCCTAAGAATCTGATTATTGTGCTAAAACGTTTTAATTATGATGGGCAGAAGATTCATACGCCAGTTAAATCCTTTGGACCAGTTATTTCATTAGAAGAACTATTTTCACAATCATCACCTAATAAGAAATTGTGTGATTATCAATTAACCTCAATTATAGACCATCATGGTTCATCTCGTGGTGGACATTATACGGCTCAAGCAAAAAATCGTTCTGAAGAAAAATGGTTTCTTTATGATGACCAAAATGTTCATTCTATTGAAGGTCCAAGTATGGGAGAAAGTAGTTATATATTCTTTCTAGAATCTAAATAGATGAGTTCACCACGATGCACTTTGAATAGATGGGGATCAGGGGGGAATACAGGAAGTTGTAATTCAATTCCTAAAACAGAAGAAGCAAAAGCTATGGACATAAAGTTAAAAAAAATGATAGAAGAGAGAAATAAAATAGATAATATTTGGAGTCAACCAGTTGATGCGACTAAACAATCTAAATAAAACTTATTTTTTGTTATAGATGGAAGAAAAACCTTTACTTGGATTATGTATGATTGTTAAAAATGAAGAACATGTTATTGAACGCGCTATTCATTCTGCGTTACATATGATTGATACTTTCTGTATAGTTGATACTGGTTCTACTGATAAAACTAAAGAAATTATACAAACAGTTTCAGATAAACTTGGAATAAAAGGGTTTGTATATGATAGACCATGGGTTAATTTTGGGCATAATAGATCTGAAGCATTAGAGTTATCAAGAAATCATATGAAATGGGCATTAGTTCTTGATGCGGATGATACAATAAAAGGAGAATTTGATAAAAAAATGTTAAATGATAAGATTGCTGGATATAATTTAAATATGGTTTCTACTAATTCTATTTTTAATATGTTATTTTTATTAAATTTAAAATATAATTGGAAATTTATTGGCGTTACACATGAATATTCTAAATGTCTTGATGAAAATGTAATTATTGGAAAATTACCTGATACATTTTCTATGATATATACATGTGATGGTAATAGAAATAAGAGTAATCAAAAATTTTTAAATGATATATCATTATTAGAAAATAATATTTCTAATATATATTCTAAATCAAGAGAAATATATTATTTAGCTCAATCATATATACACGCTAATAAACCAAAAGAAGCATATAGATATTTAAAATTAAGAACTAAATTAAAAGGATGGAATGAAGAAATATATGTATCTTATATGTTTTTAATTGATTTAACAGATGACTATAAAAAGAAAATTAAATATGCATGGAAAGCTCAAAATATAAATCCAAAACGAAAAGAAGCTGTATACAAAGTATTATTATATACAAGAAAAAAGGAAATATATAATGAAGAATTATATTCATTAGGATTTATGTATAAGGATAATATAATAAACACATCAAATTTATTTTCTGAAGTTTCTAGTTATGGATGGCAGTACTATGAAGAATTTGCATTACATGCATATTATACACAACATTATGATGAATCACATGAAGCATTTATAAAAGCTATTAAATTATGTGATGATAAAGATGAGATAATAAGACTACAAAAAGGTTTAGAATTTTGTAAAGATAAAATAGATAAATTAGAAGAAATAGAAATATAAAGAAAATATATATATTATTAATATGAATAAATATATTATATATACAGAATTTTCTGAAAAAAATTTAATATTTTTTATTAATTATTTAAAACAGCTAGAAAAACTAGGATGGAAATTAATAAAATTTAATACTAAAGAGGTTCAAGAAATTTTATTAAATGAAAATATAGTTTTAATACATACATTTTATGAAATTGATTATTCAGAATTTATTATTAATAAAAATTGTAAAATAATATATAAAATAGAAGATTATTATGAACATAATAAAATTGGCTCAAAAGAAATTATAAATTTTTTTAAAGAAAAATCATCTATAATAATATCACCATATGCTTATAATTTAGATGTTAAAACTAAATTATGGGTTCCTCATTCAGTAAACGATGAAAATATTAAAGATATTAATTTTAATAATAATCCCATAAATAAAATTTTATTGTCTGGTTATCTTTTAAAAGATATATATCCATTTAGAAGTTTTGTATCTGAAATGAATGATTCAAGAATTGATATACTAAATCATCCTGGTTATAAAGATGGTGATTCTGGACATGATAATGATATTGTAGGAGTTAAATATATTAATTTCTTAAATAAATATATTTGTTGTTTTACTGATGCTTCTATTGAAAAATATATATTTTTAAAAAATTATGAAATTACAGCATCAGGTTCATTATTACTAGGAGATGATTCTATTGAAGAATATTTGAAAAAACTTGGATTTATTGATAATATATCGTGTATATTATGTAATAAAGAAAATATAAAAGAAAAAATAGATTACATTTTAGATCCGAATAATAGAAATAGTATTGATGTTATAAGAAAAAAGGGAATGTTAATATCAAGAAAACATCATTTATCAAGTGTAAGAGCAATACAGTTTAATGATAAAATAGATTCTATTTTTAAAAAAGTGAAATCCAATAATAAAGATGAAATTCCTAGAATAATTCATCAAATTTGGATTGGCCCAAAAGAAGTTCCAAAAAAATCATTAGAATATATTAAAAAAATAATAGAATTACATCCAAATTTTCAGTATAAACTATGGACAAATAAAGATTTAACAAAAGAAAATTTTATTAACTTAGAATATATTAATAAATGTAAAACATGGACAGAGAAATCAGATATAATGAGATATGATATATTATATAAATATGGTGGTATATATCTTGATATTGATTTTGAAATATTTAAAAATTTAGAACCACTATTAACAAAAGATTTAATAGTATGTAATGAAGATAATGGTATAGATCATTATATGACAGGTGCTTTTATTGCGTGTAAACGATATAATAAAAATTTATTAAATTGTGTTAATAATATTAAATATACAGATTTATCATTATCTCCAAGTGTATCAACAGGTCCTTATTATTTTAGAAAAAATATTGTTCTTGATAACAATGTAGAAATTTTAGCAACACATACAATGTATCCAACACATTGGACAAATAAAAAATATTATCCATATAAATATTTAGATGGAACATATGGTGTTCATCACTGGAATGGAGATTGGTCTGGAAATGGAATTAATCAACCCCAATAATAATATAAAAATGGACAGATATACATGTTCTTAAAACCACGTTTTCTAATCTCTAAATGAAAGTTTACATGTTCTGCCGCGACAGGATAATTATAACCAGAATTATTTTTATAAAAGATTTTTTTATCTTTCAAGTAACATCCTAAACTACATCCATCAATATGTGTTTTAGGATTTGGATCTACTATCGATAATCCAGAATAAAATTCATGTAATGTATCAGTTACATCCGCACTATAAGAACATCCTTCAATCACATTTGCTCTATAAATAGCTATTCCACCAAAAGCACTTATAACAGGAATAAATCCATCATCAATAGTATACTTTTTCTGTATTTTTCCCATATGGGCATCAGACCAAAATAACTCTCCTAAAATCTCTGGGCCATATGGAAGTTGGTCAGATCTAAACTCGTATCCATCATAATAGTGTCCATTATGCTGAATACCATTCGCAAATAAAACATCTATCTCTTTAGGAAAATTATATACAATATGCTTAATTATTCTAATATCTGGAGACATATTAATATCTAAATCCATTATAATAACGTAGTCCTCAGAACCAAGATTTTTGGATTGAATCATTTTTAAAAGTTGATTTCTGGCAGAAGCTATTTTGTGAATTCGACAACCTTCGTTTGTGTAAGTTCTTCCTGGAAAAGAATTTAGAAAAAAACTTTCTTCAAAGTTTTCAATTTGAATTTGAATAAATTCATTTTGGATTGAATTTAAAAATTCTTTTGTAGAATCTGTACTATTATTTTCAAAAATACAAACTTCAAGTTCTGGAATTTCGTTTTTCAATAAAGTTATAAATTTTAAAATTTGAACAGAATTTCTTTCAATATTTCTAACAATTCCTCCTAACACAACTTTCATAGTTAAAAAATAGACCCTATTTTTAAACCAATTTTTAAACGAATTATTTAAGTATACATCCCTAAATAAGATTTATCTTGAGTATCTTTCTTTTTTAAGAATAAATCAACATGCTCTTTCTTGAGAACAAATGGGAGACTGAAGTTAGGAATATAGAATGGCATCTCTTTAGAATTGAAAATTCGTAACATATTTATTTTCTGGATAATCTGTTCAATAGATCTCTTAAATTCACGAACACCAGATTCTTCTTTGGCATAATTTTCAATAATATACTCAATTATTTCTTTTGAAAACGATACTTTTTCTTGTAGATTTACTTCTTTTAGAGCATTAGGAACTAAGAATTTCTCACCGATTGCTATCTTATCTTTAATTTGATAACCTTGTAGTTTAATTACAATCATTCGATCAAGTAGGACTCGGTCAATCTTATTTAAATCGTTTCCACTAAATACAAACATTACTTTTGATAAATCAATTGGAATACCGCTTAAATATTTATCTTCAAAATCAGCATTTTGAACTTGATCTGTTAAATGAATTAACATATTTTGAACCTCTTCACCTTTGGGGGTTTGAGAAATCTTATCAAGTTCATCAAACATTAAAACCATAGACATACTTTTAGCAGAAATTATAGAATTCGCAATCTTACCACAATGACTGCCTTCATATACGACTTGATGACCAGTATAGGTGCTCGCATCACTATCACCACCTAAACTAATAAACTGAAAAGGCCAATCGAGTGCTTTTGCGATTCCATTGCGAATTAAACTTGTCTTACCAATACCCATTTCACCAGAAAGTAATAGAGATAAACCACGTGAACTAGGATTTGCCATCTTTGTTGCGATAAATTGGAGAATCTGTAGCTTCGCTTCTTCTTGGCCATAAATGGCATCTTCTAAACACTTTTGGGCACGTTGCATGAATGCGCCACATACAGCTGGCCCATCTTCAATCTTTGCAGGAAGTTCTTTGTAAGTTCCAATAGGTAAACTTGTTACTTTTTCTAACCAAGCTCTTAATTTGAAATATTCACCAGATGTAGGTTCCATCATCTGAAAACTATTATATTTTGATAAGACAAGTGCTTGTGTTTCACTAGGAAGATTCATAGTAAGAATTTTAAACATTAGAGATTGATCTGTATTATTAGGTTTACGCTCAAGTGCGTCAATCATCTGTTTCTGTTTTACTAATTCCATGGTTTTAAACTGATCTATCTGGTCATCAATTGTATTAGGTTCATTTTGTTTCGTAAGAAGTTTCACAAATTGTTTTACTTCAGATGATTCTTTTTTCAAATTGTGACGTTTTGGAATCATACGATCCATATGTTCCATGACACTTCCTCCTCCAAATGAACCAATTATAATACTAGGTAAGTCTTTACCTTCTTTCATATCATTTTCATCCTCATCATCATCTTCATCCTCATCTTCATCTTCGTCTTCATCTTCGTCCTCATCCTCATCTTCCTCCTCATAATCTTCATCAATTTCCATTGATGATTCAGATTCAGTTTCATTACGTTTATTTTTTGATTTAAATGCGCGAACAATTCGTTCTCTTGCTTTAATTGCTGCTTTTCTGGGTTTATTTTTTCTTACTTTATTTTCAGATTCTTCTGATTCTTCTGAATCATAATCATAATCAATTAAATCGCGAATATTGCCATAACTATCGACACTATCGTCATCATCATCGTGTTGAGAAATTGATTTCTTAGGAGCTAGCTTCTTTTTTCCGGAAGGCTCTTCTTTCTTCCCCTTACGAACCATTCTACCACGTTTCTGGAATTTTGAATCCATGGTTTTACTAAACCATCTCATTCAAAATTAATTATCAATTTTTATAATTTTTAACGGCGACCGTGACGGCGTGTGGACTTGCGAGTAGAACCGCGGCGATTCTTGCGACCACGGGTAAGATTGCTAATGGTGTTGTCTGCACCTTTAGCGAATCTAGAACCAACATTGCCAGCAGTGTTTACAACCTTTCCAGCAACGTTACCTACACCTTTAGATACACTTCTGACAGAGTTGCCGGTAGCCTTAAAAAAGTGACCGAAAGGTGAATATAGTTTACCAACTATAGAAGAAGAAGAACGTCTACTACGAGCAGATCCGCGACGAGCCATATTTCTACATATATCTAATATTTTTTTTATCTAGTTGCGGGAGATGGGCTCGCCGAAGGTGGTGGTATAAAAGTTGTTGAAGGAACTAGTGTATCAAATAATCCTCTTGTTCTAGCATTTCCTGTTCCTGCTCCAAAGTACGCATTATATAGAGAAGCCGCCGCTGTATCAAGTGCATCTACCGCAGCTTTATCTGCTTCAGCCGCTAAAACGCGTTCAGCCGCAGCTTCTTTTCCCAACGCCGTAGCTTCTTTTAATTCCCACACAGTTTCACCAAATGTTTGTAAAGACTGAACAACACTCGCATAATCTAAGTTATAATTTACACCGGCCGGAGGTGGTACTACTGCTGGTGCTGGTGCTGGTGCTGGCCTTGGTGCTGGTGATGGTGCTGGTGTTTGCTGGCCACCAACCATCTGTGTTGTTAATGTAGACATATCGATATTATTTTTTTTATTCTTATCACCCCCTTTTTTAATATATGTTTTTGATCTTCTTCTATTTATTCTACGAGTTTTCCTCATCTACTATATACTTTTTAAATAATCCTGAATATCCATTAGTAAGAATCGTGATTTAGAAGATATACTAATAAATAGTAATTTATTATTTATAATTTCATCATATGGATTTTTTACAAGTTCAAAAAGTTCTCTACGAATATCAACATAAAACTTATCATTTTTATCTTTTAATACTTTTGTAATACGTAAAAGACAATCAACATACTGTTCAATTAGAATAATCTTATTTTCTTGTTTGCCATTATTTAATATTTGAGTAAATATTTTATTATAGATAAGTGTTAATTTATCAACACTCAAGATTTTAATAGAAGTTAATTCTGCTAAGAATTGACTATATCCCTGTCTATACTTCTTCTCTCTATTTTTCTGAATAAACTCTTCATAATTTGTAGAACTAGACTCATCGCATTCATCAAAGATTTCTAAATAGTTTTCATGTAGTTTATTCATTTCATCCAAAATAATTGGATATTTTTCTGAAATATCCCCTAAAAGTTTTGCGTATAAAGGACAGAAGATTTCTTCACTTGCTGCTTTCTTAAATACAAGACTCATGAATTCTTTAACAAATTCTTCAGTGCTATTCTGTTCTTGTGATGTTTGAAAAGCATCTTGTGAACCAAGAATTTGAAATAAGAAGTCACGAATCTCATTGTATGTTGATAAACTAAATTTATTTAGTTTTGATAATATAATTGTATTTAAAATTTTATCTTCTACTTGGGCTTCACTATTCTTATATTTACTCACATATTTATTTGGAGTACGGCTGGGTAAACTTTCATAAGAAACATTTTTTGTAATTTGATTTTTTAAAGGTGAATTTAAATTTGGTAGGCTCTGAAACGAATCAACACGTGATGAACCAAATCTGGGAACACGAATTTCTGGTTTCTTATCATTATTTCGCCAGTTTGGAGAAACATTTTGTGTTTCTAATAAACCAACAAGATTTGCTATTTTTTTTATAATCTCCTCAGATGGTCTACTAACTGTAGATTCCATCACCAAATAATCTTTAATTATTTGGATTTTCGGGATTAATAAAACGTTCGCAGACATATCTAACTAGTTTAGATAATCTTTGCGTTTTAAATAACCTTAATGAATAATACTAGAATTTAGAAGATGAATCAATCAATTTTAAAGGATTCTGGTTTAGAAAAAGTTAGTAATATTCTTGATACAAAACTATTCTATGCTAAAGAATTATGTGATAATCTTATAAATTTATCAAGTATACATCCTAATACAAATAATATACTTTCCACGCAAAGTGTTATTACATCTTTAAGAAATTTAAATAAAGAAGATACAAGTGAATTAAATAATCTTTTTGAAAAATTTGCTGAATGTGAAACCCAAGCGAAATTTTTTTTTGAAGAAAAGAAAAGTTTAGATTCTTTAGAAAAAGATACATTTGGACAACTTATATTTCAAAATGAAAATTTTAAAACTCTTAACTTTATTCCATTTCTCGTATTAAGTATTTCTTATTTAAAAATATTCTTTATTCCAATTGTTTCAGTAGTTTTTCCTATTATAGCTTATTTTCTCCCTTATTTAATCATTAAATATATATGGAAGATGCCAATAACATATGATATCTATACACAAATTATAGGTAAAATGTGGAACTTCTCATTGGATATGAGCCCTCAAAAACTTTTTCAAAACTGTCTTACACTATTTACACTTGGACAGTCTATCTATCAGCCTATACAGAATGCCTTACATTTATACACTATTCACTCTAATATTCATGATTTAGGTTTAACAATCTATAACTACAAGAAATGTCTTGACGATTTTAGAAGTCTTTTAGAAAGAAATAAGATAAAATTTAATATATTTAATAGTCTAGAAGATTTACCAGATTTCAATGATACTCATCGTTGTTTTGTAGAGATTTTAGAACAACCAAGTCGTCTATTCCTAGTTTCAAAAGATTTAGCGAAATTAGAAATATTTTGGAAGATTGCGCAAAATAGAGATTTCCAAAAAACAGAACTATTTAATTCTGAAACTCCATATTTTAAATCAGACTATATTGTGGATATAAATTTAAAGAATGAATCAAGAGTTCCATCATCTTTAATAATTGATAGTAACTCCAATCATTTTTTACTTAGTGGACCAAATGGAGGAGGAAAATCTTCATTTTTAAGAGGTGTTCTTCAAACTATACTACTGTCACAAACTTTTGGATACTCTATTGGTAAATCGGTTAAAATGTCACCATTCGATTACATATTTTCTGGATTACATATTGTTGATAATCCTGGGGCACAATCATTATTTGAAAAGGAAATAATATTTGCCAGAGATGTTTTATATCATAATAATCCAAAATTCAAGGCGTTTGTTGTTTTTGATGAAATATTCCATTCAACTAATCCTCCCGATGGGATTAAAACATCTCAACGTTTCTTAAATACTCTCTGGTCTTTTAATCATATGTGTTCTATTATAAGCACTCACGTATTTGATATAATTGAACAATCTCCTAAAGAAATTAAGAAAATTTGTGTAAATGCTAAAAAGAAAGATGATATTTTAGTTTACGATTACTGTATTTCGGAAGGTATTTGTAAAGAAAGTAGTGTTGAACAAATTTGGAAAAAAGAATGGAATTCTATTTAGCATGCGGTTTAACTCTTTGAAATAAGAATTAGGTACTAAAAGAAATGAGTATTTTAAGCGAATCTATCACTATAGGTTTACTACTAGCACTTGTATTTGGCGCTCTATTTTTCTACTTATATTCACGAATCGCTTATACTGAAAAGCGCATTAGCTTAATGGAAAATATTTTATTAGATATCAAAATGAATCAAGAACAACTACCAATGCATTTTATCCCTCACGTTCCTCCGAACATAAACTTTCATGATATCTCAAAAGTTCCTATTGTAGTAAATCGCTCTACATATTCTGAACCAGAACCCCATAAGGAAACAGTGTTAGAATCACTCGATAAACCACTAGTTATTGACCCTGTATCTGAAGAAATCTATACAGAAGCATTAAATAATGCTCATAATGAAGCATCAAAAGAAGAAACGCCTATCGCCCCCACTAAACTTTCAGTAAACTATGAATCTATGACAAAGGAAGAATTAATAGAGATTGCGAAGAAACGAGGATTACGCACTGGTAATAAACCCGGTCGTGAAAAGCTATTACAGTTAATACGTAAATCTGAATCAGCGCATCCTGAAGGAACTAGTTCATTTGATACGTTACAGGAAGCTGTTGAATTAGATGCATAAATATTAGTAATTAGTAGTATGGATTCAAATCATTTTAGAAAAATATCTCAGCCAAACGTATATGATTCTTATTCTAGTGTAAAAATTAATGAATCACAATTTAATCTTCCAATAGATAATGCTCCTGATAATCGTTATCCAAAATGGGCTGCTCAAATGAGTGATGGGAGATTAGCAACAACTTATATGAACCATTGTAGCCAAAATATACCCACTGGTTCACAATATCCTACAAAACAGTGGTTAATACATAATACAGAATCTATAGTAGATTATTCAAGAAAAAATCAGTTTCCTAATACAAGAGCTCTCGATAGTTCAGTTTTACCTCCTCCAGCAAAAACAGTAGAATGTTCTAAATCAGAATGTAAGATAAAAGAAACTGGATTAGAAAATGGGATTGGTATAGAATTTATTAACGGTCCTACGCCAGAACTATTTGGAACATTTGATTCACAAGGATTTGAAGAGAAACCCCAAAACCCTATGGTAACACACTATTTTGAAGGAGGTAGAAATACTCCCCGTGGAACCTATAAGAATCTAGGTGATGTTTACCATCTAAAAAAGAATGAAGATTACTAATTTAGATGTCTGTAATCTGCTTTGATATTGGTATAAAGAATTTAGCATGGTGTTCTTATAATTCTGACAACAAAAAGATTTTAGGTTGGCAGAATTATGATTTGATTAATGATGGTGATGTAGCAGATGTAAAAGACAAATATAAATGTATAGTATGTAATAAAAATGCTTTATACACTTATGATAGTAAATACTACTGTAGTAAACATAGTTTAAAACCTATTTTTAAAGATTTATCTGGAAATATATTGAAAAAAATGCCTACAGTATCGGTTCTAAAAGAGATAACAAAACAGAGTGGTAAAAAAGAAGAATTATTTGATTATGTCAAGAAAAATTATAGTTTACCAATTGAAAAAAAAAAGGCAACTAAGAAAGCATTTAATTTAGAAGCTTTACATGATTCAATACGAAAATTTGTTATTGATAATAAAGAAATATTTTATCAAGCAAAACATATTGGGTTAGAGAACCAGCCTGTGCTAAAAAATCCTACTATGAAAACAGTTCAAATACTACTATACGCTACTTTACGTGATATATTACAACCAGTTGTCCCAAGTATGCATTTAATTCATGCTGGAAGAAAAATAAAAGGAAAGGCAACGGGTGAAGCAGGTTATAAAGATCGTAAAGATGCCTCTGTAGAAGAAACAAAAGAGTTTTTAAAAAAAAATATACAGGAATCTAAATTTACTGAAATGTTTAACAATTCAAAAAAACAGAATGATTTAGCAGATTCTTTACTAATGTGTTTGAACGCATCATTTTAACAAATTTTCTAGACCTAGATTTTAAATTTAATTTAGCTGTGCCCGGTAAATGTGCGTAGCAACACCATCTAAAAAGAACTAAAATATTTCAAGAAGGATGAGCAGCATTACTTTGAAAGATATGGAGAACGAAGTTCGTTTTATGAATGGTTCTGGTGGCAATGATATTTCTATATCAAACGATTTAGGAAATATTATTGAACTAAACGATATTAACGATACGCTCGGCCTTGATATGATTGCTAATACAAGAATGATGTCTTCAAATGAGCCATCAAGAATGCCTGCCTTGGCAGAAGTTGAAGTTAAAAACATAAGTTCGTTTGAGCCTGTCACTATAAATCTTTCTGAACCTTCATACCCACCATTTCAAGCAGAAGTTAAAAGAGAAGATAATAATATTTTTTTAAATAATCAAACATCTTCATCTCCCTCGCTATCACTGGAACAACCTCAGAGTCGTATAAGTTCTGAAGATGAGAAAAAAGAAAAGATGGAGTATCTAAATAAGTTACAGCGTTTAGAACAAAAAGGTTATCCAGTAAGTCGTCGTTTTACACTTGATAACTCTCTAAGTGAAATTAAAGATGAATTTGACAGATTAGTAGATGCTCGTAATTTAGAAGCATCACTACGTTTCCAGAGACAAGCACTCATGGGTATTATTACAGGGCTTGAATGGGCGAATACAAAGTTTGACCCCTTTGACCTAAAACTAGATGGTTGGAGTGAATCCGTTCACGAGAACGTAGATGATTTTGATGAAATCTTTGAAGAGCTTTATGACAAATACAAGGAGCGCGGCAAGATGGCACCAGAAGCTCGTCTGGTTGTTGCCTTAGCTGGCTCTGGTTTTATGTGCCACGTAAGTAATACATTCTTACGTTCTCGCATGCCTAATGTTGATGATGTTCTTCGTAACAATCCTGACATCGCTCGCCAAGTTGCTGGCGCTGCCGCTTCTGCCGCTGGTCCAGGATTTGGTAACTTTATGAATATGGCGATGAACTCTGGTCGTAATCCTCAGGCACAGAATCCTCAGCCTACACAAATGTTTAATGCACCCCCTAATGCCCCTCAGTCAGTCGCTGCGACAGAGGTTCCCAGTCAATCACTAAGACGTGAAATGAAGGGCCCTAGTGGAGTTGATGACATATTAAAAACATTTGAAGAGGCTAGACGTAACGATGTATACATGATGCCAGAATCTATTTCTACTGTAACTCAGCCAGCTGTTGCCGCAGCAGTTGAGATTCAGAGTTTACATTCTGAAGAAATGATGTCTCAAGCAGAATCTGCGAGAACTGGTCGTGGCGGTGGTCGTCGCAAGAGAACCGCGGTAGGTAATAGTGTCAGTTTGGCAGTGTAGAATATGCGGAATACCCTATTTTACCGACCACGTGTCCTATTGTAAATACTGATAAATTAGCACCTAATGCTATAGATACAAAAATAGGAACACTAATAAAAGGGCTAACAGCTCGTAAGTTTAGTTTATTTAGTATATCTAATCTAGAGTATGCCGTTACTATTTGATACGGTGTAATAATACTAAAATACGTAATTAACAACATATTATCAATAGGTTTTTGTTTATATGTTGCTATACCGTTAAATGTTCCCAATAGTAAATTACAGAATGGTATTATAGACATATCTAATATATACTATTAATTCTTTAAAATCTAGACATAACTCCCATATAAGATTCTGTAATTTGAGAAATAATATTAGTTTCTTCTTTATCTGTTGCTTTTGATTCTTCTGGTGTCATATTTGAGCTCCGTGCTATTTTATCACTTAGTTTTTTGTGAATCTCCTGTTCTTCTGGTGTTAAACCGTTTGGTTTAGGAGGTTCTTCTTTTTTTACTTCTTCTTTTTTCTTTTTTTGATCTGGTATATTTGGATTGAATAAGTATAATTGACTTTGATCATTAAATAAGTAACCAAGTAACACTATAAATATTATTGATAAGAATAATGATGATATAATATTACGTGTGCCGACAAAAAATATAACAAAAATTAACAAACGACGAAACCAAGGCTGTTGAAAAAACTTATCTTGTTCCGGAGTAAGTCCTGTTGCTAAATGACGACCTCCTAAATTCAATAATAACATCATAAATCCGATAAAATAAGGATTTCCGTTTATGGATGAAATAACATTTTCAATTGGATTTAGACTCTGTAGAGATTGTTGAGGAAATGGGAAACTCATCTTTATAAACCGCCTATTTATAAAGTAGAAGTTGTAAATCCATAAAATAGAAAGTAATAGCAAATGCCATCATTATTGATAGTGCTTGGCACCAAAGTCCTCCGATCACAAAGGTAAATAATAGCAATAATCTCCACAATGGGTATACGTAT